TCTTGGTGACAGGCTGCGCGAGGTTCTGGATCGTGGCCATGTACAGTCCATCGATCGTGCTCAGCTGATAGCCTGCACTTGCCGAGGCGTCTCTCTTGATGGAATCCAGAAGTGTCGGAGTGTCTGCGATTCTCAGACAGTGGTGGTAATAATCCGAATAACTCGAGATTGTTGTCGGCTTCGGTGTCGGTGCCAACGGATAGACTGAGTCGGAGTTGATGATGTAGTCATAGCCGACACAAACGTCGCCGATCCAGTGTGCCGGTTCGTATGTGTGTGGCGTCGCTCCGTTCGGGTTCTCCAGCTGCATTTTGTCCGCGAGGTTGTTGAGGTTCACTCGGATGAACGATGTATAAGCGCCGTTGGGGATATACAGATAGCCGTTGTGAATAGGGATTCCACCATACCTGCCAGGTCGTCTTCTAACATAAGTGGTGTTAGTCGGTTCGAACGGAACCTCTCCGATTGTTATATCGAACGCGATTAACTGACCGGACTGGCTCAGTTCCTCGCCGCTCGGGTCGATTGTCCAGAGAGCGAGGGTGTTGCTGTTCTTCCTCGTTGCCACATAATACTTTGAGCCATCACTCGTAATCATGTGGTTGTAGCCGATGCTTGTCACGCCCTGAAGTACCTCAAGTGTCACTTCGCGCTCGTTGACCACGATCCAGTCGTTGATGCCGAGGTTGAGTCCGAACTCGCTCACATCGTGCCTGAGCTCGATCTCGTGGAAGTCTCTGGATGTGTCGAGATAGCAAGCGAAGAAGCTGTGGGTTGTTGAATTGTAGCGGATCGGATAAAATTTCACGTTCGTGTAATCCGCGTCCCAAACTTGAGGAATCGAGTCGGCAAACTTGGCCGAGTAAACATCCGCCACGATCATCGGGTTGAAGCTGGTGTCTGTCGGAGTTAGGCCTACATTGCCGCCGGTACCTGAGCAGAGCGCCAGCGAGCTGATGGTGCCGTTGCCTCTGTCTGTTCCCCAGTCCCAGACCCACTTGAAGCCGTTCGTGATCTCGGTTGACTCTGCCGACCGGGCTCCGAGTTTCGGGTTGGTGTGCGCGAGGTCTGCGTCTGAGCCTGCGTGTGCGATCAGGTTGTTGTTCGCCTGGTTAGGGGGGAAGATGTTCCCCACCTGCTCATCCAGCGAGCTGTTGAACAGGAGAACCCCTCCGAACAGGTTCCGAATCGGCATCAGCTGACCATTGGACAGGTCGAGGCTGTTTGCGTAGTTGTTGGCGAACAGTCGACGGATCGCCTGTGTGACCATGTTATCCTTCTCGATGATGTCCTGCCTCCCTGTCCTCACATCGGTCAGGGTGATCTTGGTATGTCCCTTGAGCTTCGGGAGTTTCACACCTCCGATCATCGTGTTGTTGATTGAGTCTCTCATTTTTTATGAACCTCCGAGCCTAATCGTGTTTCCGCCGTTCGCATAAGCGAACCCGGTTGTATATCGAGTTGTGTCCCCCCATGTGCTGTTCAAGTTAGACAGAACGAATGCGATCCCTCCTGGAACCTTGTATGTGTTCAGCGTGCCATAATCGCTGAGCGGATGCCCTGAAGCGATCTGTGTGCCGTTGTACATCCTGATTTCGAAGTTACCGGTCTGGCTGATGACAGAATCCGTCACCGCCGAGTCAATCGGCTTTGACAGCGGGACAAATACTCGAACCGAGTTACCAGCCTGCCAGAAGGGGCAGAGTGTGCGGGCGATGGCGATGCTCTCGCCGAGCTGGTACGCCTCGAGCTTGTCCGCGAGCTGAAGGTCCTGTGCAGCGTCGTTGGTCGCGAGGGTGGACAGGACTGACTGAACATTGGTGCCGCTGATATATGAGGTGGTCTCGACGGTTACCTTCTCCGCCGGGAGCTTCTTGTTCTTCCACGTGCTGTCGTTCCCATCGAACACGAGGGCGGATCCGTCGAGGATGCCACTCGTGGACAGTTCCACGTTCGACAGATCGCCCAGGGCTCGCGGAACGTTCTGGGGGATGTCTCCCTTTACCTCGTTGATTGCCTCGACCAGACTGCCCTTGTCTTCTGTTTCCAGCAGGGACAGGTTACCGATCGCCGCCTGATCTGTCGTGAATGCTGAGGCGATCCTTCCCTCGAAGTCGTTCATCGTCTCAGCGTCGAAGCTGTCGCCGTTCGTTGTGACGGTCCCCTCCGATCTCTGAACGGTGACCTGCTGCGAGGTGCCTGTCGATGTGTCTGTTAGTATTCTTCGTGTTGGGTACTCGCTCACGCGATCCACCCACGTCTTTCTTGTATATGACATGATTGCCTCCCTTCATTAAATCAAGCCGGTTGTGATCTTGTCGCCGGTGTATAGACCCTCGCCTGCGAAGACGAACCACTCAGGCGATGAGATGGTAAGGATTCCCTCTGAAATAATGTTGACCATCTGGATGCCGTTCGGGTTCGTGTCCTGGATGATGTCCGAGACCTGAGCCGAACCGTGCGGTCCGATCGGTACCTGCTGAGTCAGCTGCAGGCTCTCTGTGATTTCCACCGTGTCCATGCCTGTGAGAATGTATCTCGGGATCCTGTCGCTTGCTTCGATGACGCCGTTCCACTCGCTGGAAGCTCCCAGACTGAGCCCGCTCAGTACGATGTGAGCATCGCCTGCGTCGAGGACTGCCGTGCCGCCTTCCGCCTTCAGATCCACTCGCCACGTGTGCCTGCTGTTCGTCGGTAACCCCGTGATGTGATAGTTCAGCCCGAGGATGTGGAACCCATCTTCGCTCACCGTGTCGATGGGCTGATAGTTCTGAAGGTCTCCGTCCAGATAGTAATAGGCGTAGAACCTCGTTGAGCCATCGGTCACCGTCGTGTCCAGTTTGAACTCGTGCCAGATGTCCACGTCCGTCTCGGAGCTGTTACCGAAGGCGATCTGTCCGATGGTCGTCGGGCTGTTGCCGATGTCTATCTGTTCCGCGTTCTCATACAGGAAATACCTGAGAACCTGCGTCTTCTGATCCTGCAGGATGCCGCTGATGACCTTGTCGTTCTTGCTCTGAGCTGATGCCAGTGCCGGGTTCTGTCCGAAGCCTTCAAGTGCGAGGCTATCGTTGTATTTCAGAACATAGCTCATAACACACCCGACCACGCCCTGACCTATGCCGTCGGGGAAGGTCAGATGGTCGCCCAGATCGATGGAAGGATCCGGCACGATCGTGATGTCGAAGGGGGTGTAATGAATGTTGGCCACTTCATCCAGAACCGCTCGCCTCTGTCGTCTGACAGTCCCGGGCAGACCCAGCTGAAGGAACGGATTGGAACCGAGGTTCATCGTGAGACCGTCGTCCGGGATGTTGCTGTAGTAGCTCGTGGTCTCGTCTGCGATATTGACCACGTTGATGCCGGTGTAGTTCGTCTCGAAGTCTGAATAGTTTCCGCCGTAATATCTTGTGCCGACCGGTATCGATCCCGAAGCCGTTCCTGTGAACGTCTTGAGGACCAGCTCTCCGTCTCGGTTGATAGTTGCGAAGCATCCGCAGGTCTGAGCCAGCCACGACAGGATGTCTCTGTAGGTCTTCAGACTGCTCTGTGCTTCCGGATCCAGTCCTATCACTTCGCCACCGTTCGGGAGCGCTGCACATTGCTGTGCGGTCATCCCGAAGGTCACACCGCAGCTCGAACAGAGATAGCTCGCAATGTCGAAAACCGCACCGCTGGTCGTGTTGAATGTGGCCGTCTTGTCGAACTTGGCCATATTGTCCACGGCTTCGATGCTGATGCCGTCCATGGACCACTGAGCCTCGGTGATGGTGTATGGTGTCATCGGGATGTCTTCCCACGTTCCGTTCAGGAGCTTGAGTCCGATGTAAATCTTGACCACCTTGCCGATCCACGTACCTCGTGGGATGTTCAGGCTCCGGGTGAATATCATCGACAGCTCGCCGATATATCGGGCACCCAGCACCACGTCCGTGCTGTCGCTTGCCTGATTGGAGAACTCCACCGAGCCTCGGATGATATTCTCGTCCGTGAAGGGTACATCTCCGACTGTTCCACGGATCCTGTACTGCTGGCCGGGTCGTGTGACGGCGAGCTTATATGCCGCGCTGGTCGTGTACATATGCCGTCACCCCCTTAAATCTCGAAGAACTGAAGCGTCGCCGTCCAGAGTCCGTCCGAGTCCTGGATAAACTCCGAGCCCTGCTTCAGGGTATTGTCCTTGAAGCGAAGCCTGCCGATCATCGTCTCGCCTGCTGCGCTCATGGTGACTGTGGGTGTCTCTGTATAGCCTCTGAGGATCGTTTTCCAGCGACTTGTGACCTGAAATGTAATGTCTATCGTCTTTTTGTTAAAACGCGCAGGAAGGACCACGTCTGTACCTGCTTCGGTCATCTTCGTGGTCTCGATGGTGTTATAGCTGATCTTGAAGCTTCTCGGGTTCGGGATCGCCGCTCCGTTGATGGTGATGTAATTATTACCGAGTGCCATTAGCGACCACCTCCTGAGATGTACTGCGCCTCAGCGGTCGCGTTCACGATCTGCCTGTTGAGGAGCTTGTTGCCGATGTAGTTGTTGAGTGTGATCGGAGGGAGTCCTGTGTTGCTTCCTGCGATGCCGTCAAGCTGTCCGCTGATACCTGCCAGCTGTGAACCTGTGTTTTCGAGTGGTACGGCTGCCGCTTCGGCCATCGTCTCTGCCGATCTCTGAACGCTCGGCAGGTTCTTCTCGATGCCCTCGTTCCACAGGTCAATCATGTCGGGTGAAAATGTGTGGAAGTCAGACAGCGGTCCCTTTTCCGGTTCTGAGAAGCCGAGGAAGTCGCGAACATCTCCGGCGATGTCTTCGACCGTGTTCCAAAGGTCTGCAGCCTTGGACTTGATGCCGTCGATGAAGTTGCCGATCAGGTCCTTGCCCCAGTCCCATGCAGAACCGAGCAAATCCCAGAAGCCTCCGCTGATTGTTTCCCACAGCTCTGACAGTGTGCTGCCGATGTTGCCGACCGTTGACGTGATCGCGTTCCAGACGTTCTCGAGGACTCCGATGAGGTTGTTCCACAGATCTGAGAAGAAACCGATCCACGCGTCGCTGTTCTCGATGACGGACTTGACCGCCTCGACCACGGCTATGACTGCCGCCACTGCTGCAGCCACCGCGAGGATGACCGGAGCAGCCGCCACGACTGCCGGGATGACCACCGTCATGACTGTCGTCCCTGCCGCGGTTAGTGCCGGGATCAGCGTGGCCGTGATGAATGTCGTCAATGTTCCGAAGGCTGAGACCACGACACCCACGTTCGTGATGAGGGTGCCGAGTATTACCAGAAGTGGACCGACTGCCGCCACGATGCCGCCAATCGTGATGATGACCTGCTGCTGATCCTCATCGAGACTCTGCCACCACTCCGACAGTTCCGTGAGAACGTCCGCGAGTCCTTCCATGATCGGAACGAGTGCAGTCGCCACGCTGTCGCCCAGCTCAGCTCCTGCCGCCTTGACCTCGTTCATCGCCACGGTCATCTTGTCCGTGCCGTCCTGTGTGGTCTCGTATGTCTTATTGATGTTCCCCTGATAGTCTGTGAGGGATGTCCCCAGAGACTGGAAGCTGACCTTGCCCTGACGCGCCATGTTTGCCATCGCTGGTCCTGCCTTGGTACCAAATAGGTCGATGGCCGTCTGCATCGCCGTGGCGTCGTTCTCGGCGTTCTGGAGGTCGGTCTCGAGGTTGGTCAGAGCTTCACTCAGTGGGATGCCTGCCGCGCTCGCGTCATCGAGCGCTCGCCTGAGACCACTCATCACCGCCGTGGTGTCTGTTCCTGATAGCTCAACCTGTCCCAGGAACTCGGCCGCGTCGCTGATGCTCATGCCCATGTCCTGGAACGTGGCCGCGTTGTTGCTGATGAGACTGTTGAGGTCATCAACGGACACGCCTGTTCGCTGTGCTACGCTGTTTATATAATCGAGGTAGCCACCGGCTGACTCTGCACCCAGTCCGAAGGCTGCGAGCGCTCCCTGAACCCCATAAACGGCGCTGGTGACGTCTGTCTCGTTGAGCTGTGCGAACTGGATGAACTTGGTCGACAGATTGCTCAGCTGTGTTCCTGTGGATCCGAAGCGAGTGTTGACCGCTGCGACCGCCGCGCCTGCCTCATCGAATGAAGCAGGAATTGTCGTGGCGATGTTTTTCGCGATGTCTTCCATCTCTTCGAGTGCTGCGCCTGTCGCTCCGGTTCTCGCTGCTATCTGATCGAGACCAGAGTCCACCTCATTAAATGCCGCGATCGATGCAGCCGCCACGCCCACGATCGGAGCTGTGACGTTAGTCGTCAGACCCTTGCCCACATCAGTGACCTTGCTGCCGACGTCTTGGATCTTCTGACCTGCTTCCTGCATCGCTGAGCCCATTACAGACGCCGCCTGCTTTGCCTGGTCTTCCAGTTCCTTCAGCTTTGTCGTGGTGTTCTGGATCTCGGTCTGCAGCGCGTCATACTGGTCCTGAGTGATGGTGCCCTCTTCCAGAGCCTTGGCCGCCTGTTCCGCTGCCTGCTTCTCGGTGTCCAGCTTGTTCTTGGTCTCTTCGATCGCCTTGTTCAGCAGATCCTGCTTCTGGGCGAGCAGGTCCGTGTTGGTCGGGTCAAGCTTCAGCGCCTTGTCGACCGCTTTGAGCTGGCTCTCGATGCTCTTGAGCGCCTTGTCGGACTGGTTCAGACTCGAGGTCAGTTCTCCGGTGTCGCCGTCCAGCTTGATCGTGATGCCCTTGATCGCCTTGTTTGCCATCGTTGCCTCCCTTCTTACGCCCCGAAGAAGTCATCGTAGTCGGATGTTGTCGCCTTCCTCGGATAGTCATAATTATCGTTATTTCGTTCGATCATCAGATCGGTAATTTGCCCACTACTCAGCAGCGGCAGGTCTGTGATCCTCAGCCCGAGCTGGAGCGCTCTGAGCAGGATCGTCGAGCTGTTTACTTCTCGAGTCGTGGGCTGTGTCAGTTTTTTGGTGTGGAGCTGTTCTTCTGATCGTTCATCCAGAGCTGAGCCACCGGACTGATGAACTCAGGCGACTGGATCGTCTTGGTCTCTGTCTCGGCTCTCCATTTGACGTAATCCGAATAGTTGAGCCGGTTCCAGTATTCCTCGAACGGCTTCCCCTGCTGTGTCATGACAAAGCCGAGCCTGATAAAAATGTCCGCGATCGCGAGGATCGTGTCGGAGTTCTCCAGTGCTTCCTTTGTCTTGTCCTCGATCTCGGGATCTTTGAAGACCTTCATCAGCTCCATAAACTTCGGGATGTTGATCTCTCGAAGTTCTGCCATGATCTCTTTGCCAAAAACTGCCTTATATACCAGCGCGGTCGCGCTGTTGCAGGTCAGCTCGAACCGCTGACCATTGCTCTCGATAATCTTGTACATGTGAACCTCCTGTTAGATACACGAATAACCCCCCGAGGGTTTTAGCCTCGAGGGGTTAGCGTTTAGTGTCCGATTGTGCCTCAAGGTGTGGGCGCTGTCACGGTGGGCGTGTAGGGCGCCGTGTGCCAGCTGGTGTACGCCTCGGCGTTACTGGATGCCGATGTGGAAGCCTTGACCAGATGCTCCTGAACTGCCTGTCTGTTTCTGTAGACTGTTGTGAAGTCTGCCCTCGGTACGGCTGTCAGGGCTGCGTTGTTGGTCTGAGGTGTGTTGCTTCCGCTCTTGGTCTGAGCGTTCACCGAAGGCCTTGTAAGGAAGACCTTGTAGAACACGATCCTGCGTGCCCTCTCATCGCCTGTCAGGTCTGCCGTGATGGCGAAGGCCTTCTTGGGTCCCTGAGATGTCTCAACGACCACATCGTTGTCGTCCACGATCTGTCCGAGTGCGTACTCTTCGAGGTCTTCAGGGATGAGGGCGTTCTCCAGTGTGCCTGTATAGCCTACGTTCTCGCCGGGCATGTAATAGATGCCGTTGTCAGCGTAGAAGGGCTCACCGTCGCCTGCCGGATCCATTGCGAGGTTGACAGCTCCGGGCCAGCTGTGAGCTGCGCCGTAAGTTGTCTCAACCACGCCCTGGTCGTTCGTGGACTCTGTCAGTTCAAACCAGTGAACATTTTCGAGTCCGAGCAATACCTTGTTTGCCATTGCTTTTTCCTCCTGTCTTAAATACTGAACGAGAACGTGGTCACCGTTGCCCTGATGTCGGGGTCGTTGTCCACGTCCTTCGAATAAATGAACTTATTCTCGTTGAGGAACTGCTCCAGCTCCTGAACGAGGGTGTCGCTGTCGCTGACCGGGTTGGCCTGCACTGCCATCAGCTCAATCGGAGTCGATGACCAGTAGACCATGTTGTCAGCGCCGAAGGCTTCGGTCGTTCCGCTCGCGAAGTAGAGATAGTTCGGAGGGAGTTCATCGCCCTCTTCCACCTCGATGATCTCGAAGAACGTCGGGATCGTCGGGAACGCCTCGGCGACTTTTTCATAAAATTCATCGATGCTCATTGCGCGATTTCCTCCATCTTCATCTCACAAGCTCGCTCGAAGTATTCCTCGAACTGCTCGATCGCTTCTTCTTCGACCGGATTGACATACTTGTAAGCCTTGGTTTTGCCGGGGTATGTCTTACCGTGTGCCACAATTTTGTGACCGTTGTTGAGCAGGTGGCTCAGTCTGTAGTAAGGCTTCGGTGCGTAGACCGTCCAGACCTTGTCTACTTTCTTATAGCTCCAGCGTTCCTTTCGCCTTGGTGTTGTCGCCATCAGCTTCTTGGCCGCCTTGGAGCCTGCCAGCTTGCCAGCCTCATCGAAAGCCTTGGAACATGCTCCGGGGATCTGGTTGAGCACGCCCTGGACTTCCTGTGTGAGTCTCTCAGGATGATGTGAACTGATTACCATGGCCCACCTCCTTGCTGACGTATAGCTCCAGTTCATCCTTGGCTCTTCTGTATGACCTGTAGATCCTGTAGGTGTCGCCCTCGTAGTTCACGAGAAGCTCGCCGGCGTAATCGATCGGGTTCAATATGAAAAGCCACGACGCCTGGAGACCTGCCTGCCCGGCTTCGAAGAACTCATCACGACTGACGGACTCTGCACGGCAGTACACTGTCCGGGATGCCGTCGTGTATGTCGGCTGGCCCTTGGTGTTACGACCTGTCGCTTTACGGCTGACCAGCTCGATTGTCGTGTCTATTCCGTATGCCATGTTTAGCCTCCTTCGCTCATCTTCTGGGAGAAGATGAGGTTGTTCAGCGAAAAGCGAAGGGCACGCGGCATCCCTTCCCGGGTGTCTCTCGTTCTCCACTGCCAGCTTGCGTGAGCTGTGATCAGCTGGTTGGTCTCTGCGGTTTCCAGTGAAAAGTCTGCGCCTTGCCGCTCCATGTCTCCAACTGCAGCCTCGATGTAAGCCTTGAGTCTTACGTCGTACGCTGTCGACGTGATCCCGAGGTCGACCTTTACGGCCGCCAGGATCCTTTCGAGTCTCTCGGTGTCAAGTTCCATGTCGGTGCCCTCCGTCTTACTTCGTTGTTGTTGAAGACTTTGTCGTCTTCTTTGTCGTTGTCGCTTTTACCGTCTCGGTTGTTTCTGCGACTTCGCTCTCACCGTCGGGGTTTAAGGCCTCAGCGGTTACGGCTCTTTTTGCCGTGAGGCCCATCAGGGGTTTACTGCGTTTGCTGTGTCCTCTGCGAATGTTACGCCTGAAGCGCTGGGAGCTGCGCCGAGTCCCATAGCTACGAAAGCGGCAGGGATTACGACCTTACCGTCGTAACGAGCTGTGCCCTTGATGACTGTCTCATCTGCGAGGAAGCGAACGTGCTCAGATGTTGCGATCTCTGTGCCTGCTCTCTCTGCGAGGAGATAAAGGTCACCATAACCGCCGATGATCATGTTATCGGGTACGAAATCGAGAACCACGATGTCACCGCCTACGATAGGCAGAGTGTCTGTGGCACCGGCTACGATTGCGCCAGCTGCGTTGATGGAGATGGACTCGCTGAGCACCTTCGTGTAGGTTGTCTCGTTCATAGCCCAGAACTTACCACCACGGCTGTACTTGCCCTTAGCGGCTGCGGATGCTGCGAGAATTGCCTGGAAGAAAGCCACGCCTGTTGCAGAAGAAGCGATAGTCTTCTTCTGATCTGCTGTGAGTGATGTCCAGATACCTGTGGGCATCTTGGTGCCGGTACCGAACAGGATCGCCTTGTCAAGTGCAAGACCGATAGCCTGGCCGATGCCTGTGATGAGTTCCTGGAGCAGGTTGATGTCGCTGTCCTCGATGGAAGCGTTGCAGACTGCTACATAACCGCCGACCTTGTAACCGTCAACCTCAACCTTTGTGAAGCTGAAGTCGAGCTCGTTGATGTTGGCACACATCTCTGTCCAGACTGCCTCCGGGATAACACCCATGATAGGCTGTCTTGCTGTTCCGTTTACTCTTACGAGACGGACTCTGTTGATGAGCTTGGAATACTCCAGAATGTTCTCGCGGATCAGATCCAGAACTACCTCAGGGATGAGATAGCCTGCGCCTGTCACGCTTCTCTTGTTCTGCATCATCTCGCGAGCGCGCTCGATGAATGTCTTAACGTCCTCGCGCTCAACGAAAGCTGCGCGCTGTTCCATTGTCATAGCCTTAAAACCTCTTACTGCCATGTGATTAACCTCCTTTGTGGTTCTTGTTGTGTCCGCTGCAGGAGCTTCGGGCTCTGCAGCCGGTGTGATTTCCTGATGGGCTTCGATCTCTGCGAGCTCGTTCTCCATCTCGGAAATGCCTCTTGTCAGATCGTCGATCGCCTTCTCGTTCTCTGCCTTGTCAGCTTCGAACTGTCCGATGGCTGCCTCGACCGCTGCTCTCTCTTCATCGCTGGATGCTTCCGCGATGTCCTTCTCCAGATCCGCCTCGCGTGTCTGGAGCTGTGTCTCTGTCTCTCGAAGTGTGGCGAGCGTCTTGTTAGCGTCGTCAATCTTCTTTCTGAGCATCAGTGCCTTCAACATGTGACTGTTCTCCCTTCTTAAGTCTTTCGGTCATCGATGTGCGCCACGCCTCAGCCTTACGTGCCAGGAGCTGGTCACGCTGCGCTGTCCTGAGTGCCACCGATGTGTCCTCGTAGGCTGGAAAAGTAACCACGCTGACCTCGTAGAGCTTGACGTCTCTGATCGTCCAGTGGATCGACCCATCTTCTCCGAACTCGGTGTCCTCTTTGATGATGTCGAAGCCGAACGAGCACTGGTTGACGTCTCCGCGCTCCATCCTGGCCACAAGGTTCATCGCATCGACGTCGTTCGGATTGACGTCAATGCGTCCCCACAGGCCGTGGCTGTCTTCCCTCAGTTCGAGGGTGTGCGCGCTGGTTCTGCCGAGCACCAGTCTCGTTTCATGGTCGATCAGGGCTCTGATGTCACCGCTCAGAGTGTTCGCGAACGCTCCGGGTGCGATGCTCTCGCTCATGCCGTAGCCCATGTCGTAGTTGCTATTAAAAACGGAGAAGTAACCCTCGATCACTGGGTGCTGGTCTTCTCCGTCTCGCCTCAAACTAAAATCTGTTATCGACGCCCTCATCTGATAGGTGTCCGTATTTGCTTTGTTCATTCTGTGCCTCCCTCCTGGATCAGCTTCTTCTGCTGACCGCTCATGTCGTACGGTATATAGTTCTCAAGGATCCTGAGCTCATCGAGTCCTTCGTGCGGACTCAGGTCGAGCTGATCTCTGACCTCGTTGCCGGTTACCAGTCCGCGGTCTGATGCTCCGAAGAACACGCTCGCCTTCTGCTGATAATCCCAGTCGATCAGTGACCGACTGTTAAAACGCAAGTACCACTTATCGGACAGGATCAACTTCTTGGTCAGTTCCTGCTGGATGCCGACCACGAGATTCCTGATCTTGCCGTTGATAAAGTTGTTCCACGCCTTTGCGTCGTACTCACCGACACCCAGAACGAAAGGCGGCACGCCTATGATTGAGGCGACCGTCTTCTTGTCGATCGTGACCGTGTCGGAGATTGCCAGGTCTGACAGAGTCAACGGTTTGACCTGTTCCACTGCAAACTGCTCCGCCGGTATCAGCCACGGCTCGCCGTTCTGTGCCGTCTTCAGGTAACTGTCCGTCAGCTTCTTTCTTCCTTCCGGACTGGCGAACTCTTCCGTGAGTGCGTCGACCTTCACGATGATGGAAGGCTTCGGGCTCTCGAGGTAGCCCTTCTCGGTCGCACTCGCCTGCTTCAGATTGTTGGCCACATCCTTCAGGTAGACCTGCAGTCCCTTGCCTCGCCACGGCTGATGCTGATCGGGATTGAGCACCAGATGGATCACATCGTCGGGATCATACTGTCGGCCGTCGATGCTCACCGTGTAGCTCCTGCCGTTCCGATTGAATGACACCCTCATCGGGTCGATGATCTCCAGCTCGTCCAGATAGCCCCTGCTCGTGTGTGGCAGGATGACGCTGTTGCCTCTGCCATAGATCAGCAGGTTCATGACCGCCGCCTCAATGAAGGTCTTCCTGGTCATATAGCCGTTCGGGTTGATGTCGATCTTACGGCTGAGTTCGTTCACGATCCTCGTGTCGCCGCTCTCGCCGTTCTGCATCAAGTGAATCGTCATCGAGCCGATGGTCTCGGCGATCGACCTGCAGGCCGTCATGATGTCGGGACACTTGTCCAGCGACGTGTAGCCTGGTACACAGAGACTGTTGTCCGTGATGCCGACCCACGCCGACACCGGGATCCCTGTCGCATTGGCCGAAGCTGCCGCGTCTCTCTTCTTGGTGAATGGTAGCTTCATCACTCCTCCTCCTCTTCTTTGTTATCCCCGAACCAGCTCCGGGCCTTTTTGCTCCGTTCTTGTGCCGCGAGCATCCGGCAGACTCCGAAGACTGACGCATCGAACAGGTCGATCCTTGATGTCGGGTCGATCTTCTCGAACTGGATCGCGTCGTCTGTTTTTTCGATTGC